TACGCTTACAGATAATATTATAAGTAGTTTGCGGAAAGAAAATCTAATTAATAATTTTCAAAAAAAATATAATTTTAATATTAATTTTGTTGAAGGGATTAAATATAAAAGTTGGGGTAAACTAGAACAATATCAAAGCACATTAATTATGTTAGAAGAATATGAAAAATCAAATTATGATTACGGTATTATTTGCCAAGATGATTTTTTTCCAATAGATAATTTTTTAGAAGAATTAAATAAAACTATAGAATTATTACCATCTAATTGGAATTGTCTCCATTTATGTCCTGGATTTTTATGGGGAAGAAAATTTAGAGATAAATCTAAAATTAGTCTTGTAAATTATGAGTATATACTTGAAAAAAATATATTTAATTTTCATGATTCTGGAAGATTTTTTATTAATTGTGTTCCAGAACAATATTATAATAATCATTTATGGTTAGGTGGTCCTGTAGCATTTATTATTAAAAAAACATATATTTCTGAATTTATAAAAAAATATAAAGAAAATTTTGATAATGATGATAGGACCTTAGTTAAAATTCTTGATGAAAATATATTTATATGTAGAAATCCACAATTAGGTTATGAAGAAGAATGCGGAGGGACATCATTAAAATCATAAATATTATATTATAGCTTTTTTGTATAATATTTACTTATATTCATAATTTGAGTATTTCAATTGTTATTAATAATATTTTCAATTGAAAATAATAAACTATCTAGAGACATTGACATAAAATCATTTTCTATATGTTTTATATTTTTTATAAAAATTATCCATTTACTAAGTAAATCTTTGAATTGTAATGGAAAGTGTATATTATAATTTTTATATTTTGAGAGAATATTTGATTTGAAACTTTCTAGATTATTTCTTATATTTCTTACATCAGGCATAATAGAATATAAAGTATATATTTTTGTATTGTCTTTATATTCTCTCTCATGTTTCATAATAATTAATGGAATGTTAAAACATTTATATTCAATAATCTCATCAAAATATTCTTGAAGAGCGATAGTATATATTTTTTGTGCTAGTTCAGGAAGAGTCAGTCGTGAAAGAAGAAGCGCCATCAAAATATTTTATTATTTACTAATACATTTTATAAATAATAAAAATCAATTTTATTTTATTTATTTTATTTTATTTTATTTTATTTTATTTATGTCGCTTATTTACAGTCACTATCGACCATTTCTTTTACTAATTCATCAAAAGTGATTTCTGGTTTCCATCCTAATTTTTCAAATGCTTTCTGTGAATTGCCTAATAACTCATCTACTTCTGAATTTCTAAAATATTTACTTGATATAAAAATATATTCTCTCTTTGTATCTTTACAATAACCAATTTCATCTAAACCTTCTCCCTTCCATTCAATAGTAATTCCTTTTAATTTAAATGATTTTTCAATAAATTCACGCACGCTATGATATTCATTAGTAGCTAAAACATAATCATCTGGTTCTTCTTGTTGAAGCATTAGCCACATTCCTTTTATATAATCTTTTGCATGTCCCCAATCTCTCATGGAATTAATATTACCAAGAACTAATTTATCTTGTTTTCCTGATAATATATTACCAAGAGCAATGGTTATTTTTCTAGTTACAAAATTATGTCCTCTACGTGGACTTTCATGATTAAATAATATTCCAGAACATGTAAACATATTATATGCTTCTCTATAATTCTTAGTAATCCAATGTGAATATAATTTAGCAACACCATATGGAGAGCGAGGATAAAAAGGTGTATTTTCAGTTTGTGGAACTTCTTGAACCTTACCAAACATTTCTGACGTTGATGCTTGATAAAATTTAATTTTTGAAATATTAATTTTACATTTTCGGAGTGATTCTAAAAGTCTAAGAGTCCCAAGCGAATCAATATTAGCTGTATATTCTGGTAAATCAAAAGAAACTTTAACATGACTCATAGCAGCTAAATTATAAACTTCTAATACTTCTATGTTTTCACTATAATTATCATAAATTTCATTTAAAATATTTATTAAACTATTTTCATCACTTAAATCCCCATATCTAAGATATAATTTATCAAAAATATGATTAATTCTCTCTGTATTAATATTAGATGCTCTTCTAATAAGACCCCAAACATCATAATTTTTATCTAATAAAAATTCGCTTAAATATGAGCCATCTTGACCTGTTATTCCTGTGATAAATGCAATTTTTGACATTATATTAAAAATAATAATATATTTAATATATTATTTATTAAAAGATTATTAAATTAAATTAAATTAAATTAAATTAAATTAAATTAAATTAAATTAAATTAAATTAAATTAAATTACAATCTAAAAGAGCTAGGTGTATTAACATTGAATTTTTTAGGTATTTCATTTCTTAATTGATTAATTTCAATAGTAAAATTAAAATCAATATCTCCAAACCATACCGGTGTACCATCGTGATATCTAAATTTGAATTTAAATTCTTGAATTCTCTCTATAACAGGATCAAAATAGGCCATGTTTTGTAATAATCCATTGCGTGAATCAAATTGTTGTCCAGGAGGATATATAGTAGTTGGTATTTTAGCAAAAGCTGTATTAACTTTACCATTTTGTTTATTATTATATGTGCTATTACTATTAAAATCATTATTTGGATTTTGACTATCCATATCTAATTCGTCATAATTATTCCATTTATCTAATTCTAAATAAATTGTCTCCGATTGTAAAAAAGTAAATACATTTTCACCTAAAATTGAATAATTTGTTCCATTAGAATTAGTAAGCCAAATATTTGTAGAAACAAATTCAGGTTTAACATATTCAATATATAAATTTTTTGTTCCAGCATTAGAAGAATATTTTTTTCTATCGTATCCAATATAATACGGAAATCCCCATTTAACTGGATTATAAAATACAGATGTTAATCTTCCACATGGTTCTATTTGCTGTTTTCTACCATTAACACAACAATCTAATGTATATGTAATTTCTTCATCAAATAATAAATCAAAAGAATCTTTTTCGTTACCAAATGAAAATGTTTGTGTTACTTCATTATAAAATACTTTAAAATAGTTATAATCACTAATATTAGGTAGGCTATTTTCTTCTCTAATTATTTTATTCATTATAAACTCTAATGAATTTTGTAATGTTGTTGGATTATAAAAACCATCTGGTATTGTAATTAAATACTTTCCTGGGTATGAACCATTAGTTAATTGTATATAAAATTTAGTGTTTTGTTTTGCTGTTGAAAAATTAAAATACATTGCTGGTAAATTTATTTCAACTATTCTCATAGATTGTATATTAATATATTGTTGAGGACACCGAATGCTAAATTCATGAGAGAATGGCCACGATTTTATATCACGATCAGATGAATGAATAGAAAGTAATTTTCTATCTAAATTAAAATTTTGAACTCTTTCAATTATTGGATGATTACTTGTAGATATATTAATATTATTACTTGTTGGAGGAAAAAAACTCATTATTAATTTAATAATATATAATAATATTAATAAATATATCTAATAAAAAATAATAAATTATTATATATGGACTTTTATAAAATAGAATACATCAATACATTTATTATTTGTTTAGCAATTATTGGTATTGTAACAAGTTCCGCTTCTACATTATATACAAATGTAGAAGGAATAATTAGTGGTTATAGTATAACCGTTGGTAGTTTTTTACTTTTATTTATATTAACATTTATAGATTTGATTAAAAAAACTATTCCAGTCACTCAAATCGTCAGCTTATTATTTGCTATATTTGTATTAATAGTTATATGTAGTGCCTTATTAATATTAAATTTAAAAAATAAGAAAGCAATCAAAGAAGGTAAGGTTGCTAAAGAATATTATACATATAATTCGATTGTAACTATATTTATTATTATTCAAACACTTATATTATTAAATAATATATCAAATATATCAAAAATGGATACAACAGGTTTATCTATGGTTTCAACTATTACTGGATTAATTAATCTAATTTTTGTTTCATATATGTTTGTAATCTTAATGTTATTTTCAACAGATGGTTAAAATACTATCTAATTTTAAAAATTTGAAAGTTAGTCCTATATTATTTGAGGCATCCCATATTCCAGAAATTTTTAATATATATTTTGTATAATTTTCTTCACCTTTAGTGTAATTAGTATTAATAAAATTATTATTGAAATACTCTCGTATTTTATGGTTTTTAATTTTCTCTTTTGAAAATTTATTTAATATATTATCTTCCAAACTTTGAATATATAACAATAAACCATGGTTATTATTTTTATGTTTATTATCTATATTACAAATTAAATATATACCATTCAATGTTAGTAAATTATTTGAATATATAATTCTTATAAACTTTGAATTATTAATTATAATATTTTTAATAGGATCTAAAAAAAATATATCATCGATAGTTATATCTTTTACTGATAATGCAATATTCATATGATAATTAATTTTGTTTTATAATTTTTAAATTAATTATTAATCAACATAAATAATAAAAAAATTGGTATATCATTATCAATGTTATTTATATTATTTAACAAATCGTCTAATCTATCAATTTGCTTATTTAAATTATTTATTTTTTGTATTAAATATTCTCTCCAAACATTTGAAAAATTTGGATAATTATCTTTTATAAGATCTACTTTATATAATATAGATTCTATTTTACTATCTATTTTATAATCCATTTATAATAAATATTAAAATGAATTTTTTATTAATTTTATTAACTTAAATATTATTTTTGTAATTAAAATAAGTATGAAATTTAATGAAACTTTATTTGATGAATATATAGCTACTAATAATAACTATGACTTACATAAAAAAATAGATTTTAGTAAAATAGAAAATATAAGCAATTTACCTAATATAATAATTTATGGTCCTCCAGGAATTGGTAAATACACTCAAAGTTTAAAAATAATAAATCAATATAGTGATTTTAATTTAAAATATGAAAAAAAAATTTTAATTGTTTTCAACAAAAACAATTATTATTACAAAATAAGCGATATACATTATGAAGTTGATATGGAATTATTAGGATGTAATTCAAAAACTTTATGGCATGAAATATTTAATCATATTATTGAAATAATAATATCTAAAAATAATAAAAAAGGTATAATATTATGTAAAAATTTTCATTTAATAAATAGTGAATTATTAGATATATTTTATAGTTATATGCAAAAACATTACAATAATAGTAGTATAATTCGTTTTATATTAATATCTGAAAATATCTGTTTTATTCCGGATAATATTATCAATAATTGTAAAATATTAAATATTAGTAGGCCAGTAAAAAATAATTATAATAAATGTTTAATAAAAAAGATTGGAAATAATCTAAATATTAATGATATATGTAATATAAAAGATATAAAAAATAATATAGATATAGATTTTAGCTACAAAGATTATTCAGATAAAATTTTCAATATTATTATCAATCATACAAATATTGATTTTATGACTTTGAGAGAAAATATATATGATATTTTTATATATAACATTGATATAAACACATGTATTAATTATATTATAAAGAAATTAATAGAGAGAAATATTATAAAATTTGATAAAATAACAGAAATATTAAAAATAACATTTGATTTTTATTTATACTATAACAATAACTATAGACCAATATATCATTTAGAGAAATATATATTAAATATAATATCAATAATAAATGAATTATAAAAAGGCTATAAAAATATTAGAAATCGACGGAACTTTTGATTATAAAATATTGAAAAGTAGATATTATATAAAAGCATTAAGATATCATCCTGATAAAAATGACGATCCAAATGCTGAAGAAAAATTTAAAGAAATATCAGAAGCATATAATTTTTTAAAGAAATATATTAATAGCAAGAATAAAGATTTGTATCATGAATCTAGAGAGAATATCTCTACTGATGATTTTGAAAATAGTAATTATGATTATAAAAATATTTTATATAAATTTATTCTGTCATTGAATGGTGATTTTACATTAAATGAAAATGATATAGAATATTTTAATAATATTCTTGATAATGAAAATATTAAATATTTATTAACAATATTAAAATTATTACCAAAGAAAAAGCTTAGTTCTATATACAATTATTTAATAAATATACATTTAATTAAAGAATCTATAATAGTAAAAGAAATAGAAAAAATTTTAGAAAAAAATAACAAACCAGATATAAAATATATTATTAATCCATCAATAGATAATTTATTAAATCATGAAATATTTAAAATAAAAATAGAAAATGAAGATTATTATATACCAATGTGGCATAATGAAATAATATATGAAACTTCAAATAATAGATTAATATTTGAATGTATACCAAAAATAGATAATCATATTTTTATAGATGATGATAATAATATATTTATAAATGATAATGTTGAATTACATTCTTTATTGGAAAAGGAAACTTATGAAATAAGTATTGGAAATAATAAATATAATATTAATATTGAAGATATTAATATAAAAAAAAATCAAATAATTACTATCAAAAATGATGGTATATCAAATATAGATTATGAAAATATATATAATATAGAAAACAAATCAAATATATATATAAATCTTACTTTGTATTAATAATAATAAAAAAAATTATTATTATTAATATTATTATTATTATTATTATTATTATTATTCCCGTAATAGATTATTATTTATTTTATTCTTAATTTTCTATTTTTTTATTTTTTATTTCTTAATTTTACTTTATTTACTCATCCGCTTTCTTCTTGCGAACTACTTTCTTCTTAGGAGGAGCAGGTGGTTCATCTAGGTCAACTTCCTTTGTTTTTGTTGGTGTTTCTACTTTTTCTTCTACTACTGGTTCTTCCGTCGGTTCTGGAACTGCTACAGGCTCATCTTCATCATCTGTATCTTCAACAACCTTAGCAACAACATCATTAGCATCATCTTCATCAAGATTTGCTGTTTGAAGTTTTGTCTTATCTTCCTTTGAAAGATTGATAAAACACTGCCCCTTAAGATTCTGCTTTGGTTTTACTACTGCCTGTAGAAGCTTCCATGTAACACCAAACTTACCATTCGCAAACCAAATACCACCGCATTGAATTACCGTAGCTGTATTTGAAGCTTTTGTAATAAGATCAATTGGTGTAACTCCCGATGATGAAGGAAATAGTTGATTTTGTTCCATATCATAAAGCTCGCACTTCCATTCTCCTTCCCAAAAGGGAATCTTTACACGAAGAGAAGGTGGACGGCTAGTATCAGGATCACCAGAAGGATCTTTTGGATATTTTAGAATTGGTGTAAATAGAGCATCTACAACATCTGTTGTCATCTTTGCCTTATTCATCCATTCCTTTGAATTACTAATGGCATCAGCTTTGATTTTGCTTTCAAAAGCAATCATATTATCAAGAAACTTCTTAATTTCTGGTGTATTGTATTCTTCATTTGGAAACTGAAGAGACATATCATATGTTCGCTTACCAGATTGTTCATCAACATATTCATTAATACCCCATGTTAGCATAAGAGGTGTTGATACAAATACACTTTTGTTGCTTTTCTTGTTTAGAATACCAATGCTCTTACCACCGACATTGTTAACCTTTTGTTTTGTATAAACAAAGTTGCTAAGGTCATCAGTGACACCGTTAAGAATCATATTATCAGCACCCGCCATTATTGATAGTTTAATATATTGTATTCTCTTTAAATCAATTTTTTTTTAAAATATATAAAAAGTAAAATAAAAAATTTATAAAATCATATTTTCAAAGAACTCTATAATGTTTTTACTGTAATTTTTGTTAAAAAAAATATTTTTGTTTTTATTATATTTAAATATTTGTGGGTTATTATCCCAAATATCTATTTTTTTATTTTTTTTTATATCCATACCAAAATATGGAAATGAAATTATTTTTTCCGCATTTGAAAAAAATGTTGCCCAAAAACATAATGTACTATTTGATGTTACAATATATTTTGATTTAATAATACTATTTATATCTTCTAATAAAGTTTGTTCTTTATATATTGGTATTTTATTTATTGATTTAATTTTATTTATTAAATTAAACATATATAACTTTTCCCATCTCTTATTTAATTTATCGCATATTATATATATTTTTTCATAATTCTCTCCATATTTTTTAATACAATCTATATAATAATCACAATTAATTATTAAATGTCTATTATTTGGCAAATAATAATCACCTAATCTTACATGTATTGAAAAATAGTCTTCGGTTTTATATTTTTCAAGTACCATATTT